GAGGGTAATACTAAAACCTCCTTCTCTAAACAAATATCACCTTGTAAAAGGTGGTGTTTTACTTTAAATAATTATACAAATATGGATATTAGTTCCATAGTTCCTATATTTAATAAAGAATGCAATTTTGGAATAATTGGCAAAGAAATTGGTGAAGAGTGTGGAACACCACACCTTCAAGGGTATGTCGAATTCATAAATAAAGTGAGACCTAAGAATATGTTCACTACACGAATTCATTGGGAAAAATGCAAAGGGAACAGAGAAGATAATGTTACCTATTGCAGTAAGTCAGAGGATGTTATATGGAAAAAAGGATTTCCTAAACCTATTAAGATCATCGAAAATTTATATGATTGGCAAAAAAGAATCGAAGATATTGTTTTGGATGAAGTTGATGATCGCAAGGTATACTGGTTTTGGGAAAGTAATGGAAACATTGGGAAATCTGCTTTTATAAAGTATATGATAATTAAACATAAAGTGCTATTTTGTAGCGGTGGGAAATATACTGATATTATGAATTTAGTATTCAATCAAGATATGGATAACTGTAATTGTGTTATGTTCGATATTCCACGCGCGAATAAAGGACACATATCTTATGCTTCTCTTGAAAGTATTAAGAATGGTCTAGTTTGTAATACCAAATATGAAACTGGTGTAAAAGTTTTTAATAGCCCTCATTTAATTGTTTTTGCTAACTTTCCTCCTGATGATGAAAATGAGTTATCTAATGATAGATGGGTCATTACTGAATTATAATGTATATTATAGGTTAATATAGATTATATATGGTTTAAGGTATTTCACTAAGATTCACCCCCCCCTCCGGAGCGGGTGGGGAGGTGTGTGAGAATGTTAATGTTATAGCTCAGCGAATTAATTAAGATGAACCTGCTGTGTCACGCCATACTGGTACGCGTGTGATGTTAACTCCACAATAGCTAGTGTCCGATGGATTGCGTTCATCAGAAGATGTTATAACTATCCAATCCTGTTGTCTCAAAGGTATATCTAAATGAGTAATAGGACTAGCTGGTGGATCTGGTGGAATAGCATATTCCGTAGTTGTCTGTGCCCGAATATGAGCACGAGCCTTATTATTGCTAACTTTGAATGAACAAAAGTTATCTGGATTTGTACCGATAGATTGTTCGGATACATTAGTTGCTGTATTAAAATACATACGTTTTACTCTTTTAACCCCAAAGAATTGAGGATTCCAAGAATACTGATTTGGTGTTCCTCCACAAGTATGAGCGAACCCCGGAAGACCAAGAGGTAACTGAAACTCATCAATATCTGGAGAAGCCTGACGAGTATACTGTTTACGAGTAGTTACTACCAATACATCTACCCAACCACGCCAATTAACGGCGTTAAATTTTACATTGTACTGAGATGAATGATGATAATAACCCGGCTGTACGCCGATTGAATTAGTCTGCATATATTTAAGCTGATCAAATTTTCCAGCAAGAGGATCGACTAATTGTAAAGGAAAACGCTGAAAGGTCCAAGCCGCAATAGGCTGGGACGATACTGTTGAAGTGATAGGGTCTATTTCTACCTGATATAAAGAATTATCAAAATCTATTGCCTGATGACAAAAACATACTGGTTTTTTTGCTGTAATACGAGCAGCCTGATTATCAGGTAAACCTAAACCTGAACGAAAGATTTGTCGAGAAATTTGTTTTTGTCCAAATTCTGCGACTTTTAAAGCCTTAACCTGTCTAGTAAGAGACATTATAGCTTTTGAGTTAGTAGCGGGAGTTTTGCTACGATAGTTCATTTGCCTGAGCTTTTTACGTGCGAGAACTTCTTGGGCGGATGACCTTTTAGGACGAGCCTGTTTTGGGCGAACATACGTTCGAGCAACCATTATATAATATTTAGGAGAAAATATTTTTTTCTTTAAGTAATCAAAAAAAACGCCTAAAGTTCCTGAATTTTCAAAATGGACGAATTAATAATTTTGAATTTTTTTAAATATTATTTAGAAATATATGGATCCGATAGTTCCAAGTAGTTCCGAGAAGGAGGGTAATACTAAAACCTCCTTCTCTAAACAAATATCACCTTGTAAAAGGTGGTGTTTTACTTTAAATAATTATACAAATATGGATATTAGTTCCATA